TGTAATGCTCAAGTATTGTGACTTGCTGCATTGGGCCTATGCTGTTGCTATAGTTATCATTAATAGTATCAACATCTCTAGCATCAGCTATGGTTTCATTGTCCATAGCGTCAACATTAGTTAGGTTGTTTACCTTGTCCGGGTCATAACCTTTATCTAACAAATCTTGTTTTCGTGTTTCAATTTGGGCAACGCAGTACGCTGCATCTCTAAGCCTTACTGTATCTCTGCCAACAGCAAAGCGCTCGCTTGGAATTGTTTCAACCTTAACCTGTCCTTTAGTTATCTCTTTACTAAATACAGCGCCTGTTATCAATATCTGATCTTCACCGATTTCCTCTACAACGCCTTCCGTTAATTGATAACCTTGATCTAGCAAAGTCATATAGCCAAGGCCATCTAGCTGGTCAAAGTTTTTAGTGTCTAAGTACGTATCTTCTTCCCAGTACCAACGGAATATACCTGTCTTAAGTAACAGCGCTTCTTTAATACCGTCATACAATATCTGAAAGCCGTTGTTTTGCTCAAAGAAAACATGATTAATATAATCTGTTTCTTGCTGCGCAGCTTCCTCATCTTCAATACCTACAGGTTGAAACACAGCAACATCTTCCCCGGATAGTACATCAACCAAGTCAGGCAACACTGCCTCAATGTTATCTGCTATGTCTGTGCTTACAGTTTTACTGCGCTGTCCAAATACAGATACATCAAATACATCTCCATTGTAGTAACGCAGCGCTATTTCTCTTGATGACGTTAAATCGCTATCATGTGACATACCAATGCTTTGTGAAAACTCAGCACGTACCATTGACAGCAAATCATCATTGCCAGCATCATCAACACCGCTTGCAGTGTTATTTGAATCATCTACGCCTAAATCGTTATCATATTTTAGCATATTATATTGCACTTCCATAATTAGGCATTACCAACGGCTTTGCCTTCTTTATTTTAAATTTATCTGACATTAGCGCCATCAAACCAAAGCTGTCAGCATCATGTGATGACCAATCGTGATTTGGCCCTAACCCTACATCTCTACCATCTGATGGTCTTTTTTCATGATACCATCCTAATGCAGCACGCCCGGCTTCAGTCTTATCTTTTACAAACTTACATTTAGGCAATATGCGTCTTACAGCTTCTACACGTTGCATTGCTGCGCCTTTACCTTGGTTTGGCAATGGTTTTAACACCTCAAACCCACCATCTCTCCAGTGATCTTCTACTCTTTTACCTGTCCAGCTGTTCTCGTTTACACCATCATGCGGTAGCTGCATAATAGCGTGTGGCCATCGTCTACGCATCTCATTGATGTGATAACTTAGCACCTGACCTTGTGCTATGTAATGATCTAGCACGTTTATCCAATCACCTACAAATTGAGCTAACCAAATAGTATAACTATCAGCTTTAGCACCAGAGCCACCAATATCGTGAAAACCATAAACAGGTAGTGCTGGGTCTATTGGTAACATATCAACTATACGGCCTTCACGTTTAGCGTTAGCTAGTAACTTACTAAAATACGCACCTTCATGCACACTGGCATAGTCACCTTCCCAAATCCATTCATAGCTGTCTGGTCGTTTTTCTTGATCTTCTAATCTTTGGCTAGCTAACCGGGTTCTGTTAAACCAAGGGTTATCTTTCCAATTCATTTCTACTATTTTACTGCCAGCTGGCGGTGTTAGTCTAAAACGCCTATCTGTCGCGCTGTTCTTTCTCTCAGGGTTCCACGTTACCCAAACCTCTGAATCTACTTCACGTATGGTAGGCAATAACTTTGCCCACGCTAATTCACTAACAGGTTCAGCCTCATCTACCCAACACAGCATAATACGCGCTTTTGACTTAATGCTTTCAAGGTTATGCCTTAGCCCAGCAAACGTGTAGTCTATTCTACCGGGCAAATGATCTGCTGTTCTTACATACTTTTCGCCAACATCATAACAGCTAGTTAGCCATTTATTACCAAGTATTGCAGCTTTTACCTCTGCCAGTGATGAGTCATCAAGTGAGTTTAAATGTTCTCGGCAACACAATATCTGTCCACTGTTGCCTTCACTTGCCCAGATAGCACCTCTAACAGCGCTCATCATAGCAAAGCTGCGTGTTTTAGCACTACCTCTGCCGCCATAAGCACCGCGCACTTCTGCATCACCTTCAAATATAGGTATTAGTTTTGCTGGTAACTCTAAGTTAAGCGTCGTCATTATCTGGCGCTGTCAATTCAATGCGTGTAATTAATTTAAAAGGCTCACCGCTGTGTTGTACCTCTTGCTTTTCAGAATAACCACCACGCGTTTTTAGTAGAAAATGACGTGAATGTCTTGCGTCAGCACTTTCAGATAGTGCGTTTTCAACATCTTTTTTTAGCAACGCAGCAATCATTTCAGTTTTACCTCCTGACAAATCTTGTTTGTAATACTTTACTAAAGTTGGTACAGTAATACCCATGCGACCAGCTATTTGCTCTTGCGAAAAGTCACCGAACGCCAGCAATCTTATTGCAGAACGTGTTGCATTATTTGGCTCATGTGCTGGTCTACCTTTTAGCTTTTTCTTTGTCATATACAGCGTCTTTTATATGTTTTCTGCTTCTGCAAATGTTTTGCATGTTATAGCGTGAACAGCCTCTTTGCCTGTAAATTCTTGCCAACGTCTTATAATCACATCAACATACTTTTCATCTAGCTCCATCATATAACAGTTACGGCCTGTTTTTTCAGATGCAATTAATGTGGAGCCAGAACCACCAAACGTATCTAAAACAATATCTTGTCCTTTTGTGTTGTTAAGTATCTGGTACTCAATAAGCTCAACAGGTTTCATTGTAGGGTGTAAGTCATTGTGTTTAGGTTTTGCCACGAAATCAATTACTGTAGATTGCTTTCTGTCTGATGACCATAGATGACTAGCACCACTTTTCCAGCCGTACAAGCAAGGCTCGTGCTTCCAATGATAGTCAGAGCGTCCCATAACAATACTGGGTTTATTCCAAATAAGACAAGACCTTATCTTTTCGCCGCAATCAATAACAGCGCCTCTGAAATTATATCCCTCTAAATCTGCGTGCCAAATATAGTAACTTGCACCCGGCTTTATAACAGTAAAAGCAGTTGTAAATGCATCATACAAAAAGCCTCTAAACTGACTATCTTGCATAGCGTCGTTTTTAATCTTTTGCCCATCTGAGCCTTCGTAATCTACATTATATGGCGGGTCTGTTACCCATTGATCAGCCTTCTGCCCATTCATTAGCTTTTCAACAGCGTCAATGCTTGTAGAATCGCCACACATTAGCCTGTGGTTACCTAGCAGCCAAACATCGCCAAGTACACTTACAGTCTCCTCTTGTAGCTCTGGAACCGCGTCATCATCTGTCAAACCATCAACTTGCGCTGCAGTTAAATCATTAAGTGCATCTTCATCAAAACCTATTAGTGACAAATCAAAGTCTAATCCCTCTAACTCTTTTAATTCTACAGAAAGCAGTTCAGTGTCCCACCCGGCATTTTCTGCAAGTTTATTGTCTGCGATTACATAAGCTTGTTTCTGTGCCTCAGTCCAATCAGTTGCTGTCATACAAGGCACTTCTTTTATGTGTAGTCTTTGTGCAGCCATTACACGCCCATGACCAGCAATAATGCCACCAGCCTCATCAATTAATATCGGTGTAGTCCAGCCCCACTCCTTAATAGAAGCAGCTATTTGACTTATTTGTGCATCACTGTGCGTACGGCTATTTCTTGCATAAGGCACTAAGGTTGACACTTTACGTCGTTTTACTTCATCTGCTGCCCAAATTTCCAAAATAAATATCCTTTTGTAATATAAAGACAGCTTTATTTGTATTTTACTATTTTACAAGTGCGAACATACAATAAAACTATAGTTATTTGCGTTTTTTTACTGTTTTGCGTTTATAACTGCCTTTTTTCATGCAGCGTTTGTTATTCTGACACGTTACCGGGGATGTACAGGATTTACATAAAACCATTTTTTAAAAACTCTTATTATTCAAAAGCATAGAAAGCCTTACTGCTGTAATGCGTACAGCTAGGGGGCGAGGCTACCTTAGTACGCGCGGCCCGATCTAACATAGATTTACTATATATAGGTTTTAGTGTCAATATAGCAACACATATTGTGTTTATATCACACCTTTATACTATCAATCATAGCTGTTACCTTCCGGGTACTAGACAAAAACTCCATCAATAAATCAATCTGGTCGTTCATTTGCCTGTCTACTGTTAGGTCTATGCCTTGTAATGGCCCAGCTTTAAACCTTACCTTTTGCCCTTTAACAAATCTTGGCGCACTATAATCAATTTTACGCTGTCTATTTTTGCTTGAGTGTAAATTAGGTATATAGCCTGTTGGATAAGCAACACGTAATGAAGCAATGACATTATCTTTTATGTGATACAAATCACTGTCATCTTTCATAATAATACCATAAATATCTTTACACTTTTGTGTTGCAATTGACAGCTTTGGCAAGTCTGTACGTATGTCTATGTTAAAAAACAAATAACCTGTAAACACCGGGACAATATATGTTGTTCTTTGCCTAGCCTTTTTTTGTGCATGACTTGATCTTAATGTGCGTGTGTCAAATGGCGTATAACAATCAATACCTTCTTTATCTAAAAAGTCATGTATGGACAGCTCTCTATTAGTTCTAGTTTTAAGTATGTGCCAGCTAGTCATTGCTTTTATCTTCTGGCACTATGTCTACTTTAAAACTACAAGTCTTTTTCATGTTTAGCGCTTGTCTTAAAGTACCCCGGTATCTGTATTGTTTTTGTTGTGTTGTTGCCTTGCCAGAAATGTGCAGCCAACCATCACCGCTTGTTGTACGCAAGTAAAAACCCTTACCCGGCTTTGCGAACGACGCTGTGATTAGATTATCTTCTAACTCAGTTATTGTGTTAAAACCTAACCTCTTTATAAATTTATCTGTCCAGTCAATGCTTACTACGTGATTGTTCTTATTGCGTTTAGGAAAGCTTGTAGGGCTGTACTTTCTCATTTTTACAAAAGTTTTGTCACCCATTTTTAATGTTTTTATTATAGCCGCAACAGCGTAGCCATCATGCCAAAGCTTGCTCGCTTTATGTATAGTAACAGGGTCTTTATAGCGTGTGATCTGTACAGGCTTTGCAGCTACTAATTTTATTTTTTTATTGTTAGGTCTGTGCATCTGACCATAACCGCGTTTTGGTAATATTTGCCTGTTTCTGTATGCAAAGAGTTGCAACGAATGATAAGTGCAACCTAATCTTTCAGCAATTTGATGTGTGTTTAATTCTGCATTAGCCCATAACTTAGCAGCTAACTGTTTTTTACTATCTGACCAATGTTTTGCCATAGTCAGTGCTGTGTTTTATCTGCTGTTTGTATATCAGTAAACGTAACATTTTCATGCAGTATGTAGGCTAATATGTTAGCAAAGCTTTGTGATGGCGTTTCTTCTTCGCCTTCAACCGGGGCAGTAGTTGTAGCTTGCACACTAAAAACACCGCCTAAAACACTGCCGTCATCCAATACAACAACAGCATCAGTTCCTGTGACCTCTACATACTGTATATATCTTTTGACAGTGTTATCCATATGCCAAGACTAGCTAAATTAAACCATAAAGCAAGATAGTTACTATAAAAATTATTATGCTTTTTTTAGCGTAATACTCCGAAAAACTATTCGGTTTATTATAACTATGCTT